TTTCACTTTTTCTCGCAATTGATTCTTCTTTAGTAATTATTTTTCTTGATATTTTAGGTTTTTCATTTTTGACTCTCATATCTTTTGATATAACTGGATTAATCATTTCCATTTCAAATCTAATTATGTCAATAAGATTTTGGGTGTTTTCTTCTAATTGAATCTCTTTTTCTTTAAGATCATTCTTAATAGTAGTTTGTGTTGTTGATAATGATGAGTTTTTATTTGAAGTATCTAAAATTGATAAAAATTCACTTTTAAAATTTAATTTATTCCTAATTTGATCAATATATTTTTCACAGAATTCTTTATAAATATTATTAATATATTCTTTATCATCCTTTTTTTTTGAATCTATTTTATAATCTATTCTAAAAATCAAATTAATTACCCCCTCGTAAATTCATCTTCCCGAACAAAATTTATTTGTTCAGTTGCAGTTTTTGATTCAACAGGATCAAGAACTAATCGGCTTATCATTAATCCAGTATCTTTTCCGCTACCATCTGTCCAATTAATAGAATTCGCACCACAAAAGAATCCTACTTCTTTGATAGTAACAATTCCACTTAAATCTTCTGGCTCAGTATCGAGCAGTATTCCAGCGCTTTGCACAATGCCTGTTCCAGTTTTTAGTTTAGATATAATAGGAACTCTATAAACCTCATTATATAAATTTTCTAAAGTATCTAAGTTTGCAGTGTTATCATCACCAATGGCAACATGCTTTAATAATAAATCAGTTTCGCCAGTACCATAAAATGCTTTTATTACTTCATTTAATGCATTATTCATTAATCGATTAAAAATAACTCTATTTGTTACAATTTTTTTTGTTCTCGTATCAATCTTTATAAGTCTAATTTTGCCTTTCCATCCATACTTTTCATTGATTTTAATCATATAATCACCTCTAATCCGTTTCAGTTCTAGTTGTATCTACAGTACCAGGATATAACAAATTTGAAGGAAATGGACCAGACCCCGGAGGAACATCATTATCAGGATATAAACAATCATATCTTGTAATTACAACAGTTCCAGACCAATTTTGTTCCTCATTTATATCATAAGTTTTTTCAACCAAAGAATCTTCCCTAAGTGTAAATTCTTTAGTTTTCGACATCCATTCTTTAAAGAAATTTACAAATCCTCCAATTTGAGTACCATCAACGAGCGTCGCGGTTCTTTTAAATGGCAAATTTTTTCCAACATCTTCTATTTTTAAATTCCTTACGAGATATCCGCCGCCACTTGCTGTTAATGAGTTAATTCCGAAATTTGGAAAAATTATATCGCAAATTTGTCCATTTTTCCAATGATGATTATAAGACATAATTGTTATTTTATTTGCTACGCTTGAATATCTGTCAAGATCAGCTTGAATTTTATTTTCAGCAATTAATATTCCTTCAATACTTGCTCCCGATTCAACATGTACATATAATCCAGAACCACCTTCAATAGCTTTGCGCTCATTTATGGCATCCTCATCTTCTTTGATTACATCAATTTGATATTGTCCAAAATATTTTAATACAAGATATTGTCCAACTGTTAATTCTTCTTGACTTTGATCTTGAGTTATTGTATTTTCATTTTTGCTCCAATACCAATACATATCAGAATCCAAACCATTTATTCCAACATAGCGAGGGTCAACCATATCTTGCGCCCGAGGGTTGTTTTTATATTTCTCAGTAGTTATATAAATTTTAGGTTTATTATTTAATTTAAATCTTACATAATATGATTTATTATCATCAGGATTTGGATTTGCTACTTCCGTTAATTCATCAGTTATAGCATGTACATCTGTTAATACTTCTTTAGTTCTTAGCTCAGAAATATCTTGTCCAATTTCTAAAGAAGTCCACAGATAATTTGTATTTTCTCTTACTTCAGGGCCTATATGTAAAGTTCTATCATCTAAATGAAATTTTTTGCTTGGACTTATATACCATTGCCATCCAATAAGATCAACAAGCTCATTAAATAATTTTGAACAATAAATATAAGGACAATTTACAGAAATCTCATTTAATGTTTCATCAATAGAGTTATCATCATACCAAATTCCATCATCAGCCAAATAATTATCAATTACATCTTTGATTAAATCTGATATTTTCATTTTAGGATAGGATTCATTAACAGGAATCCTATCACAAATTTCATTATAATCTACACAAGTAATTGTCTGTCTCGTAGTAGGTTTTTGATTTATTTTTCTTGTTGATGGACTATCTATTTTACCACCATATAATAATATTCCGTCTTCCCAAACTTTTACATCTTTTCCACAAATGGATTGAAAGTAAAATAATGTTCCAGATGGATTTTCATCAATTAAATCAAAAGTCAATACTCCGCGAGTTCCAGTTTCGTCATAACTTATATTAAGTGTTTTTGTAGCTACTTTCACACCTGAAGGCAAAAATTCATTATCAATTTTTAATACAAATGACATTAAAATTTACCTCCATATCGTCTTAATAAATCTTTCATTTGTCGCATAAAATCACTTATATCTTTTACACCATTAAAGTTAAAATCACCATTAAATATATTTCCTTTAGCTTCATTAACTGAGCTTGAAATTGATAATGGCTCTTTATTTAATAATAAATTTCCCAAGAAATCTCCTGAAATTAATTCATCAGCCTTTTCTAAACTTTTCTTAATTGGTCCAGCAAAATTTAATTTATCTAAATCTTTTAACGGTCCTTCTTTTGCAGGACTAAAAGGTAATAAATCTCTTAATTTTTTAACTAAATTTTTCATCGCAGTTACTGTTCCACTCGCCGCAGCATTAATTCCATTTTTGATTCCATTAACAATAGACATTCCTGAAGAATAAGCCGAAGATGCCAACCCTGAAATTTTATTTTTAACACTTGTTACCATACTTGATATGGCACTAACGGCTTTTGATTTTACTGTATTCCAAGCCGAACTAACTTTACTTTTAATACTATTCATAATGCTAGAAAGAGAACTTGACATACTACTAAATTTACTTTTTGCGCTACTTATTAAACTACTTACTACACTAACAACTTTCGATTTTATACTAGTCCATACTGAACTAATTTTACTTTTAATACTACTCATAAGACTATATAATTTACTTTTAAATGAATCAAACTTACTTTTTATACTGCTTACAATGCCACTAACAATACTAGCTATCTTTGATTTTATAGAATTCCATATGCTCACAATTTTTTTCAATAATGAAGATAAAACACTATTAATTTTAGTTTGCAATTTAAGATAATAATTTATTATAGCTGTTATAAATCCAGCAATAATTTCAAGAACTTTTCCCGGTAAACCTGCAAACCATTCAATAATCGCATTAATCATATCTGGAACAATTGAGCCTCCTACCAATTTTTCATATAACCCAGTGAAAAATCCAATAATACCTTCTACAAATCCACTAACTAAGTCCCAAATAGCTATTACAATATTAGCAAAAAAATCTAATACACTATTCCACATATTTTGAAAACTTTGATCAACTAATTTCCAATTACCAGTAAATAATCCAACAATTACTCCCAAAGCTCCTGCAATAAATGAAATTACATTCATAATAGCGGCTATAACATTATCAATTGCTTTAACAATTCCATTAAATAAACCAACTACTATTCCAATAACAGTCGCTAAAATAGTTCCAATTACTGTACCTATAGCTTTAAATATAGTAATAACGGGTCCCATTGTAGCTTTTATTCCATCAAAAGCTTTTTTAATTGCTGAAAAGTCAAATCCTTTAAATGAATTTGTTATAGTTTCTTTTACTCCAGCAAATCCAGCTTTTATTAAATCTATAAATCCGGCAATTTTACCAACTATTGCTCCTACAACGGTACTAACTTTTTCTTTAATTGAATTAAATGCACTAACAAAATTATCTTTAAAAGCGATAATTTTATCTCTAATAGTAATTATTTTATCTCTGAATTCAACAAATTTCATAACTAAACTATGAATTTTTGTCATGACTTCAGGTGGAACCATATTTTTCATGGCATTTATAAAATTACCAAAATTACCTGTCGAAATACCTTCAAAAAGCCCTTTAAATGCATTTTTTATGTCACTAGAATGTATTTGAATAAAGTTTGAAACTTCTTTAATTTTTGTTCCTATAGCTGCAAATTTTTCCTTAATTGCATTCCTAACTTTTTCGCTGCTTAAAATTAATCCAACAAAAGCCGCTCCAAGTGCTGTAATTGCTCCAATTGCTGCTATTATTGGAATTGATATTGAAGCAATTACAGTTCCTAAAAATGCTAATACTGTAGATATTCCACCAATAATTCCACCTAACATTCCAATAGAAGTTCCTATTGCTATAATAATTGGACCTATTATTGCAGCCATACCAGCAAAAGCCAAAGTTAATTTTTGCTGAAAAGGTGTTAATGATTGAAAAGCATTTCCTACAAAATTTAATCCTTGAACTAATTTTTCCAACATAGGAACCGCAACACCTTTTATAACATCAAAAAATTTAATTAAATTAGATTGTATTGCTGCCAATGCTGCATTCCATCTAAAATCTAATGTTTCGGATGCAGCTTGAAAAGCTTTATCAAGTGATCCAGTACTATTTTTTACAGCATCAAAAGTCTTTTTATTTGATTCAAGATTATTTCCCATTAAATCAAGTACACCCATTAAAGCACGAATATTAGGAAATACTCTCGCCATTGCTTCTTCTCCGTACTTATTTGTCATTTCTCGTAAGTCCATTAATGCTTGAAGTAATCCTTCATCTTTTATTTTTTTTCGCATATCTGAACTTGAAGTTCCCATTGCTCTTAACTGTTCCTCAGCTTGTTTGCTAGGTTTTATCAATCCAGACATAATACTTTTTAATTGTGTTGCCGCTTCGGCTGCTGGAGTACCTGTCTTTGTCATAGCCGCTTGTGTAGCAGCGACTTGATCAAAAGTTACTCCTAATTCACTTGCCAATGGTAATACCTGTCCCATTGTTGCCGCGAGTTCCGAAGCTTCGGCTTTTCCTTCTCTGACTGCGGCTACCATTATATCAGTAGCTTGTGCCGCTGATAAATTTTCCGAACCATAGGCATTAATTGCGGATGTCACCAAGTCAGCAATTGTTTTTGTTTCTCCAAGTCCTGCGGCACTTGCTTTACCTGACATTTTTAAAACATCAAGTGCCTCGGCTCCACGTAGTCCAGCACTTGTTACAAAAAACATTGCTTCGGCTAATTCCTGTGGAGGCTTAGCAATTTCAGGACTTAAAGATAAAATATCTTTTTTCCATGAATTTACTTGATTTTGAGATACGCCAACAAGTCCTACGACTTTTGACATTTCTGCCTCAAAATCTTTGCCGAATTTTGCAGCTGCCAAGACTCCAGCAGCTAAAGGAACTGTAATAAATTTTGTTAGACTTTGTCCAAAATTAGTTATAGAAGTGCCTACCCCTTTTAATTGACTAGAAATCTTTTTTGAAAAACTGGCTCCTGCACCAAAAGCAGTATTCAAGCCAGTTAAAAAAGGATTAGTGTCAGCATCAATTGGAGCGGTCACTCTGCCGACAATAAACATTTTAACAACTCCTTAATATTTGCTGATCGAATCATAAACATTATCATTAGAATTACCGGATTCAACAAAATTTCGATTATCTTTATTTTTATAAAAATAATAATAAGCTGAATTTTCCGGCAATCCTTTCACCAATATTAAAAATTTTCGCCAAGTTATAAGATTATTTTTATGGATATAATTTAAATCAAGATTATAAAACCTTAAAAAGTCAGCCTCCAAGGCTCCCCATGCCCAAATAATTAACCTTGGATCGACATTTTTTTTTGATCATCAGGATTAACATCATATCCCCATTCTTTCATAATCTTGGGAACAATTTTTTCATAAACAAACATCATAGAAATTCTATTATCGCGCGCTCTTTCAAGATCATCTAAAAACTTTTTTCCAAACATTAGTTCAAGAAATGGCATTAAATATTTATCTTCAAAAGCTACTGTCCATTTTCCGTTAATCTTTCTATAGCAATGTCTTAAAAAGAAAGTTGAAAAACTAAATGGCATTTTTATTGGTAAAAAATAAGTTTTATTTAATAATTTTATTTCTATTTTTCGTTTATTATCTTCTTTTAAAGCATCGTCAAAATCAAAAACAAGATTGTTTTCCTGTCTATCTGTAATTTCTTTTTGCTTGTCTTCAAGATATGCGATTCTTTCAGCGTTATTTTTAAAATTTTTATTTTTTGACATATTTTTAACCTTTCTAAGTTTAATTCTTTTTAATTGATCTTTTAATTATGATCCCGGTGTAATTTGAATTTTAGAATTAATTCTAAAAGTTGCTTTCCATTTATATACGCCTGATGTATCTGCTCCTTCTTCATAACTAGTAAAAAATCCAGATAAAGTCCAACCATATCCAGTACTTTTAGTACTTGTCAAGGTTACAATCTTACCTTCATCAACAGCATCTTGTAATTCAGATTGCCCGTCGTCAGGTCCATTTTCCTCTGATTCAATGGATATACCTTCAACGTCGGCAGTCTCATTAACTGCAATTGAAGTAAATACTTCATGCAATACATCAGTTCCGGGAACAACATCTTCACTACCTGTTATATTCTCTTCAGAAACGGAAGTTTTCTTATTAAATGATGTAACTTTTGATACTACTTCACTATCTACAGTTACAATAGTATTTGCAAATTTTACTTCATTTTCAACATTATCTCCACTTGCCATTAAAACAGGCATAACAGGTGCTAAAAGAATAGTTTTTAGAACTTTTTTAAATTTATTTAAAGTTTTATTGCTAAGCATAAAATTCCTCCTTTCTATAATCTATAAGTATCTCCGGTGCTTTGTAATCTATAATTATATACAACTGAATATTCAGTTCTATTTTTTTCGTCTTTTCCTATATTTCTTGGTGGTTGGTCAACATAAGTTGAACTTATTATATTTCCACCACTTACAAGTGATTCTCCACCAAATCCAATAAATGCTTTATGTATATTATATGCAATTGTTTTGGCTTGAGCTTTACTTGCATTCCTTGTAATTACTTGTAAACCTAATTGATCAATTTTTAAGCTAGAACTTTCATCTATTTGAGGAGCATCAACATCATATGCGGTTACACAATTATCAGGGTCTAAAGGCTGGAAATTATCGAACAAATTAGTTCCAACAGTTCCAAAACCTTTATTTTCAAGCCATTGAATGAAATCATCAGCTATCATTTCAATATAGCCGCTGTGGCAAGTGCTATATTTTCAGGAAGTTTCTTTTTAGCAATTTTATTAAAAGGATCTCTTAAATAGAATCTTTTTCTTCCATGTTGAAAATTAGCATTTTTTTCATGCCATCTAATAGCATATGGAACTACAGGATGTCCAGTGCCGGGGCCACCTCCAAAAGTAGCACATCCGGCAGGTTTTCCGCTAGGGTCCATCACTGCTTTTCCTGTATTCCTTAAAGTACCTTCATCCAATGGAACTTCATTTTTACTCTCTCCGATAATTTCTTCGCAAGTCATATATACTCCGGTTCTAGCTCCTTTTTCAATTAGTTTCATTAATTGATCGCCTCTCCACATTTTCCACATAATATCACCTCACCATAATTTCGAAATGATGCGTTTTACCTGCTTTTAATGGATGGTCAATAGGGTCAATTCTTAATACTTCCATATTTGATCTTGTATATGGCAATGTTTGATCAATTCTCCAGTAAGGATGATTTATATCAATTCCACAATTATCTTTTAAAAAAACAATTGCTGTCGATAAAATTTTTTCTCCTTTTTCATTTTCAATCAAATTATTGCCATATTGTACAAACCCTTTTAATCCTATTGTAGCTGAAATATCCGAAAAATCACCTGCCGCATTTTTTTGTCTTTTTCTTAAAGTAATTGTATGTTTCATCATTTTATTAAATGAAGGTAAACTCATTTCAAGCCCACCCTTCTCTCAATTATTCCCGAAGAAATTAAAATTGAATCATAATAACCCATACTTTGAGGTAATATTGCACCACTTGAATTTTTACTTTTAGAAACACTAAATCGTCCTAATTTTAAATTATCTTCAGTGCTTGATATATCGCCACTATCGTATAATTCGGCTATCATTCCAGCAATCCACATTTGTATAGCTTCTTTTTGTCCACTTGTAACTTCGACTTTATAATTTGTATTAGATACATTTATAAACTCTCTATCATCTGTCAAAAAGATTGGACTAACATACCAAGTTGAAAAACTTGTGTCAATTTTATATCCATTGCTATAAATTCCATAATTACCTATTCGAGAATCTAACAATTTTGATGCAATTTTTATTCTAATAGAAGTGGCTTCGGAAGAATCTCTTCCGGTTAATGCGGCATATTCTGAACTGGTAATATATGACATTAATTATCGCCACCTTTTCCATTCTCCAGTTTTAGAATCTTTACGATATCCAGCTTTTTCAATAGCTGCCCAAGCGACAGCATTAACTTTTTTTTCATTTCCGTTATATTGTTGATAAGCACTATTAAAAGCTTTCACCCAAATTTCACGTGCTTTAACTGGTAAATCTTTTATTCTATCTGGATAATTATTTAATGTATAAGGCATATTAACACCTCAATTAACTAACTTTTTTAGCTCTTAGAGCTTTTAATAAATCTTCTCTTTTTCCTACTGCAGGCAAATTATTTTTTTTGGCTAGGTCTTGCAATTCCTTATATGTCATTTGTGCAAGTGGTTTTTTCTTTTTAGAAATATATAATTTTGCAGCATTAAAATTTATATATGTTTTAGCATCATTCATTGACATAAGAACAATATCACCTTTTTTAACTTTTTTACCTTTGTAGTATCTATCCTTTGTAAATTCGACCTTAGCTTTCATCTTATCACTCCTTTAACAAACTAATTTTCTTAGCTTGCTTCCTCTCCTAATACTGCAAATGGATATCTAGTATCCTCATCAGTATTAAGACGATTTATTGGATTTGGTACTTGCCATCCAAGTCTCATAGAAGCTCTTAAAGCAATCATATTTTGTTGAGCTAAATTATAAACAATAGCTTTGGTTACTGGGTCTTGAATAACTGCTTCCGTCAAGATTTTCCAAGTAATATCTTTTCTAATTGCATACATTAATTGGGACCAATCTCCACAAATATCAAGAGACTTTGTCCTTATAATTGAACCATTTTTAGGGAACATACAGCTTTCCCCATCTAACATATAATTAGTACTACCTTGCATTCCTTCTTTTACAAGTGCTTTAAAGATAGGATTACCTTGTGTATCTCGCAATCCTCTCAATTTTGATCTCATATTTGTAGCGCAAACATGTCCAGTAACCATGAATCCATCTTCTTCTACTTTACTAATCAATCCACCTTCTGCCATAATATCGTCGTATATATCGGTTCCAATACTATTTAATGTTACAAAATTTCCTGCGGCAGTAGCAGCCATGACTATATTATCGGGCCATATTGCCGGTGCATTATTACCGTAAAAAACAGCCTGATCAAACGTTTTCCCAAAAGCTTCAATTAGCTTTGGTTTTGCCTCAGACCAAATGTCGTAATCAGCATCATCAAAAACAGCCTCTGGAATTGCTACCATAACGTTTAATTCTTCAGCATCTATATATTTATTTTCCCACATTAATCTTGATAATTGTTTCCATTGTTCATCTTCATCAACAGAAGACGGTCCAGGATTACTGAAATATGCAGTTGGCAAAACAGATAAGCATGGAATTCTTCTCTGAGCTCTCGACATGTCTGGAGCTCTATTTGCAAAAGTCATAACAACACTTTGTTCGGGTACACTTTCAATTATTTCACGTTGGTATTCTTCAGGCATTAACGCTTCAACACCTGATCTAGGGATATAACTACCCATTCAAGACAACTCCTTTATTAGTCGCCCCTTCCTGCTGCTCTTCTTATTAATTGATTCATATCAAAATTTTTCTTTTTCTTTCCGGTTCCTGCATTTTGATCATCTCCAGAAGATTTAACAACATTTTCACCGATAAGATAAGATTTTTCTTTGATTAATGCTTTTAATGAAAGATTAACACCTTTAACATTACCATTATCGTCAATGCTAACATTATCCAAATCCATTAAAGCAAAAGCCGCACTTGGGTCAACTATGTTTAATTTAGTCGCTTGGGAAATTACTTCAGCCTTTATTAAGGTTCTATTTGCTTTTATTGTAGCTGCTAGGGCTTTTTTGTCAGCTTCTTCTTTTTCAGCTCTTATTTTTTCAATTTCCGTCATGTTCTCCTTGTCTTTTTCTGCTTTCATTTCTTCCCTAGTCTTTTGAACTGCTTTATTAACTCTTGAACTTATAAGGGCATCAAAATCTTCTTGAGAATCAAAAATAACTCTATTATCAGTTTTATTTTCTTTACCTGCATCATTTTGAATATTATCATTTTTGTCATTCTTATTATCGTCTTGATTACTTTTACCATCATCAGAACTTTGATCTCCATCATCGGAAATCGATAAAATCGGCACTATAGGTAATAAAAAACTTGATAACAATAGATTTTTAATTTTCTTAAATAACATTTGAATTCCTCCAATTTTAAGTCTTTCGACTATTAATTCCGTTTACGCCCGTCGGCTTAAAAGTATTATACTCTAAATGACAAAAAAAAACAAATACGCTTTTTAAATTCTACATAGAATAAAAAATATGCATATTTGTTTTTTTTGTGTGTGATTATTTGACGATTTTATATAATATTTCTTTTATTTTGCAACACTAGTCCTAAACGTTTCCATTTAGAGAACATTTCAGATTTAACAAAATCTTTGTTTTGATATGCAAAGCAATAAATAAAAAAATTATTTCTATCACATTTATCATATAAATCTTTAAAATCATATAAATAGATTCTATTAAAATCATTTTGTTTATTTGCTTGATCTAAAATATATTCTATTAAATATCTTTGATCTTCATATATTCTAATCTGAATTTTTTTATAACATATATATAAATATTGTGAATCGTTTTTTGCTATACAAATTTTCTTTTCAAATATCATTTTTCATTATCTCCTTTGCTAATATATAAATCTTGATCAATGCATTTATCACAATTAATATGATTAATACATTGATCATATTTAGGACAATTATTCATTTGATTTTCCTTCCTAAATCAATTGCTTTATAAATTTCGTGTTTAAAAGTTCTAGGTCTTTTATTATGAAATTCATTGATATCTTTATATTCATTTAATTTTAGAATAAAACAATGTAAACCCATTTTTCTTAATTCAAAATCAAGTTTTTCTCTTGCTCTCTCTGAAGGCATTTTTTTATCTGGTTTTTCTGGATTTCTTGGATCATTATCAAAACAAATAAAGAATTTAACATTATTTTCTCTTAATTGATCAATAAAATTTTCAACTATTTCTATAAACTTATTAATCATTGTAATTGAATTTAATACTGTAGATTTACATCCGATCGATTCAATACTTAATCCATCGAAAATACCTTCGGTTACAAATATATTATCATTTTTTTGAGAATGCCTAATGTAACCAGTATTCCAAATTTTTAAAGGCAAATCCTTTAAATTAAGTATTTTTTTATTTTGCATATTTAAATAATCGTCTCGTCTTAATATTACATTTACTACTTTTTGATCTTCCCAAACAGGAATAATGTTTTGATATGCCCAAATATTATTAAGTTGAGGTAATAAATCTTTTGGGAAAATCTTTTTTGGGTTTTCACAAATAATTTTATATTTATTAATTAAATTATCACCAATATTTCTTTTATAAAAATATATATACTTTTTAGATTTTTTAAAATTCTGTAGTATAATATTTGTTAAATCATACTTATTAAGATTTTTAAATTTCATATCTTTGTTATTGTTTTCTTTGTTTCTATTTTTATTTTGATCTACCTTACAACTTTGATTTTGAATAGTGGGAATATTTCCTACTATTTCAATGCCTTTTTCTATGATTTTAACAAAATCTTTTTTTATATCCAATCCCTCAAGTTCTGCAATTACAGAAAATGAATCACCTTGAAGTCCACAATGGCAGCAACAAATATTCCCCTTAATTGATAAATCATTATCAGGATTTTTATGTCGATAAGGAATACATTGCCAATTAAATGATTTTTGTTTAGCTCCATAATATATTAATATTTTTTCAAGATTATTTCTTATTTGATCTTTTTGATCTTCAGTATAAATTATTCTATTTTCTTTTTCTCTACATTTCATTTAATCATCTCCTAATTAATCTTTATAATTATTTATTTAATTGAATTTGTATTTCAGGATCACTTAAGGATAATCCTTGAAAAATCAATCCATCATTATTGCTTATACTTTCATCATCACAAAGATATAAATCTTTTCTTAATATATCAATTAAAATATTTTGATCTATATCTAAATATTTTTTTCCTATTTTATTTTCTACTAAAAAATTATATAGTTCTTCTTCATCTTCAATTATAATTTCTTGTTTTTTAAAATATATTTTAGCTGATGGCAAAGAATAAATTAACCAATCATTCTTATTTAAAATAGTTTTTTCATTGATAACATTATTAGTAATTGTTTCAAATAATAGATTCCAAATTTCATGTTTTAAAAAATCTTCTTTTTCTTTTGCTTCTTGACCTATTTCATTAATATAATTTTCATTCTTTTTAATCATTTCTTCACAAGTTCTTAAATATAAATTTGCTCTAAGTTCTATATTTGAATGACTATATTTTTCAAATTTTTTTATGTTATCTTTATAAAGTTTTAACCTATAATCATATAAAGATTTTTTCTTATTCAATTTAAATAATGCTGATTTATAATCTAATAACATTTCCTCTATAGTCACATTTAAAATTATTTGATCATTACTAATTTTATTCAATTTCATTTCCTCCTTCCATTTCTATATATAAATGCTTTATAGTAGCTTCTATAAATGATTTATTTGTTGTTTTAAATTCTTTTGATAATTCTTTAAGCATATATAAATATTCTTTATCAATCATTATAGAGGCTCTATCACATTGTTTTTTATAACTTTCTTTTGTTTTATCTCTTTTGTCTCTATTAAGAATAAATTCTATATCATTAAGCATAATTTCCCTCCTTTTTATAGAACATTCTAATTATAGCATTCTATAAAAAGAATGTAAACAAGAAAAAAATAAAAAGAGTTGTTAACTCTTTTTATTTTGAATTGAAACTTTAAAATGCGATAGAAATATGTCTATTTTTTTTAAGCAAATTACAAATTATAAATATAATTATATCAGATTATTTATATAATTTATTGATATAAATATGTTTATATTCTTTAATAATATTATTTTTAGGTGATAAATATATAATCAATAAATCTATTTGCTTATCATTTAATTCAAAATATTGATAAGGTCTTCCTCCTGTAGTTCCCTTGCTACGTTTTACGGTAATAATATTTATTTCACCATATTTTTTAAAATCATCAATATATTTTTTCAATAATAAAATTATTGCTCTATGTGATATATTTAATTTTTTAGATAATTCAATACTCGTCATATTTTTAACCTATCAGCTAAATCTAATATTTGTTTTGCTGCAATTTCTCCCGCTTTACCACGAATATTTGAAGGATAAATATCTTCAATAAATTCATTTTCTAAATCTCTCATTCCATCACTTAAAGCAATATCAAATAATTTAATCATATGCTCCATACTTTTAGCATGATATCCTATTTGTTTTGAATAAATTTGATATTCAAAATTTGTGTAATCTTTTTTAAAATTATTCATTATATCTTTTGCACAAATCCAGTCAGGAAAAATTACAGGTTTTTCTAATATCCAAGCTTCGTATAAAGTGCTTCCAGCATCGGCAATGACGATATCAGCTTCTAAAAGTTCATTAGTTGTTGGTAATTGTTTCTTTTGGTTATGCATCTTGCTTGTGGGATGTAAACTAGTTATAACATCATAATCATTTGGAATTTGATCTATATATCTTAAAAATGCTGGATAACTAGAACGTCCTTTGTTGTTTGAATGATATCCATGAGTAGGGGCCCATAGAATTTTAGGTTTCGAATTTTTTTTAATTGATTCTTTTTGTTTTTGAATATTTATTAGAGGATCAAGTTTTGTATATCCGCAAATAAATATTTCACCTTTGTATCCTGTATTTCTCATTCTATTTTCCCATGCTGGACCAGGTACGAAAACATATTTATAATCTTGTATTTTATTTCCTTTCCAATAATTTTTATCACCAATTCCATGACTAAAAAATACATCATTTGGTCCTACAGGAGCTTTCCCTTGTTCGTTAATTCTCGCAGAATTAAAAAATCTAATATTCATTTTTGTTAATGGTCTTTTAGAATAACCAATCATATCTTTGGGAAGATGTTTCATTATTGGATTTGCCAAAGCTTCTATTGCATGGATATAAGCCTCTCCAGCATGTTGGCTTAAATTATCATAAACAAAATTAATTCTATTTCCTTTTTTTAATCCATGTCTTTTTATATACGATTCATTATTCATTTTTCCTATTCTTAAACCTCTATGACTTCTAATTTCTCTAAAAGCAGAATTGGAATCAATCTTAATGGTAATTTCTTCAAAAGGCTTAAATTCATATTTATCAATTTTTATCGGATAATGAACTTTATTTAAAATATTTACTATGTTAGACATTATTTTTTCACCTCCAATACTTGATTATCAATAAATTTTCCATTTTCAATTAAATCACAAACAAAAATTCCTACTTCTTCAGGTTGAAGCATATTTGTAAAATCATCATCTGGAAATAATTCATGTCTCATATCAGTATTAACAGCCCCAGGACATACACAATAAACTTTTATTCCATATGGTTTTAATTCTTCAGACATTGACAAGCTAAAATTAATTAAAGCCGCTTTTGTAGCTGCATAAATTGATCTACCTGATCTTGCTCCTAATCCTGCGGTTGAAGCAATGTTAATAATTTTACCTTTTATTTTTTTATTAATACAAAATTTTGCATATTGCTTAATGCAATTAAAAACTGCATTAAAATTAACATTGAATTGCCTATTAATTGATTCAATATTAGTTTCGAAAATGCTTCCTTGCTCAACAATACCCGCATTATTAATAAGTGCGATTGGATAATATTTTTCATCTTCTTTAATAAATTCATCAAAATTTTTTATAAATTCTTCAAATTTTTTAAAATTTGTTATATCAAAATCACTCCATCGTGAAATCGGATAATAAAGATTTTCTTTACTTCTATAACACCACTCTTTAGCAATTGCCGCACCTATTCCACGACTAGACCCTGTTATAATAATATTACTCAATTTTATTACCCTCCTTATAATCTAAAATTGCCTCGGCAATCTTAAGATCAATAGGATAAGTTATCTTAATATTTTCTCGTTCACCATGAAAGATCATTCTTCGATTAAAAAGAACTTCATCATAAAGTCGATTATATTTATAAATTAAATCCATATCATCTGTAGAAGTTTTATTTTTCATAAGTGAATGAACTTTACACAACTTATTTTTATCAAACTTTTGCGGCATCTGAACTGTTCCAAAATCATTTCTATCATAAGAATTTCCTAATATATCAATTACGGTTGCACTTGATAAGTCTATAGGTACAACACAATCTCCGTCAGCTTTTATTACTCTTTGTATTAAATCCTTTGACATAAATGGTCTAACAGCCTCGCAAATTAGCACATTTCTTGTCTTTACATTTTGCAATCCATTATAAACCGATTCTTGACGAGTTTTTCCAGCTTTGCATGTATGCCAATTATCAATACCATATTCAGATAATAATTTTATTGTTTGATCATTTTCATTATTAAAATTACTTGGAATTATAATTTTTCCAATTTCTTCAATCTGTCTTAATGTTTCTAAACCGTATATAAAAATAGGTTTTCCTTTTAATCGACTAAATTGTTTAGGATATCCTAATTTTGCTCTTTTTCCTGTTCCCCCATTAAGATAAATTACATCAATCATATTTTTTCACTTCCTATTTCTTTTTAAATATTCTAAATTTATATTTTTCAATTCCCTTTATTTTGGTACAATTTCTTTGTTCAATTAAAGATAAATTAAATTTTGAAAAGATATCAATATAATTACGTGTATCAAGTTCTATTAATATTAAATACTTTTTACAAATTCTTGCTATATGTTCAAATATCCAATTACTATCTACATGTATATGTTGTAATACTGCCATAGTGAAAATTACATCAAATTGATTATCTTTAAAAAATAAAATATGATCTTCAATACTACTATTTATTAATTTTAGATTTAAATCCATAAATAAATCTGGAAAAAAATCAGACATTGATTTTAAAGCTTTTTCATTTATTTCTATTCCAGATAATTTTTTATATCCAGCATTATATAAATAATTTAAATTTCTTCCACAATTACAACCAATTTCAAGAATATTAGAATTTTTATTAATCTTATATTTATCAAATAAATTTATTAGATATTTACTTCTTTGTTGAGTATGTTTTTTATTATAATTTTCTGGTTGATTATGATCTTTAGGATTACTCCAATGTCCTAAACATTCTTCTAAAGTATTATTTTTAATATCATAATTCATTTGAATTCATTCCTTTTTTTTCTATCAAGAATATGTATCTATATCTTTCTTTTTTCGTTGTTAATTTAGTTTCGCCAATATAACTAATTTCTCTATCATTAAATATTTCTTTTAATTTGTCTTGATAATAAGAAATAATTGATATTTTATTATTATCTATTATTTTTGGAGGCTCTTTATATTTAGATTTAATTGAAGCTGGTTGAAAGAAAAACTTATTGCATTTTTCTCCTATTGTTTTAATCATTTTTTCTTCAATTTCTTTTCCCCAGGCTTGATTAAATTGCTGATTTACAGATAATAACAAAATTACATCATGTTTTTTTATGTATCTTACATTATTAGGTGTCAAAATCTTATTAATAATTCTCTTATTTTTAGAATCAATATATTTTTTTTCAGCCTCATACCCCGCAGAATTAATTCCTTTTTCTGCAAATTTCTCAACCAAATATCCAAAATTACAACCAATATCCAATAAGGTTTGATCTTCTTGTGTTAAATATTTTCTTATAATTTCAAATTTTTGCTTTGCAGCTCCTAATTGATAAATTTTAGTTTTAGATATCATAATATTAATCCTTTCTAATTTATTATTTCCATTTTCATCAAAAAATCTATTGAAAATTTTTATCATTTCATTTCTAGTTAAATAATTTTCATCAAGATTATTAATATCTTTGATATCTATAATCTTTTTAATCTTAACTTTAATAAATTTATAATTTAATGCAGTTAAAACAGCTATTCTATGGTTTCCACCTGTTACAACAAAACGATAATCACCATGTCTTTTTAAAAGATATCCATTAATACATCTTTTATTATCATAACCATTTTTTTTAATTTTATTATATAACTTAATCAATCTTTTAAATTCCAATTTACATTTTGCTTTTGATACATTTCCAAAATATTGACAGCCATGATTTAAATTTAAATTTTTTTCTCCTTTTATGATAAATTTATGCCAAGGATGAATTATTATAAATTTTGAAATATTTATTAATGATTTTAGTGAATCATCCTCAAATAATGATTGACTAGCATTTTGAGGATTAAAAGTATTATAAAATTTAAATAATTCACTTTTTCTATATTTCAAATTCTTATTATATTCATATTGTTTTAAAGTTTTTACAAAAGGATGATATTCTACATAATCAAAAAATATAATATTTCTAACTTTGCTTATATCAATCGTACTTAACAATTTTTTTCTTCCATTTATTAATATCATCAATAATGAATCTTTTATCATTTTTAAGAGCTTTTAATAAAAACTTTATCTGTATTTTAGTATTATGTGGTATTTTCGGCTTTCTTCTTTTTCTGCCATCTTTTCTTACTAATTGTTTTTTATTATTATCAAATATCAATGTATCTGGAATAAAATATCCATTATTATATCCTGTGGAATAAAAGTCACAACCAATAATTCTACACTCTTTAAATTTAAATTTTGCAAGATGTAAAAATGCAATTGTCGACATATTAGGTTCTGTATTTTTTAAATTTTTTCTTAAATTAACTAAAAAAGATTTATTAAATGTAACAATTTTCATATCAAATTTAATTATTTTAAGAAATTCTAAAATATATTTTTTTTCAGATGATGAATTATTAGGATTCCTTTTTGAAACAAAAAACTTTATTTTATCTTGTTTTAAAATATCATATATACTTATATTATATTTTTTACTAACTAGTCCTAAAACTTTCTTGATTGCGCCCGTATGATATAAAATATCTGTTCTAGTTCCAAGGTCATTTTGTACATTCTTATTCAATGAAATTGGATATGAATTATTGAGCCTTATAACAATATCATAAGAATCAATAATTTTTCCTAAATTTTTTCCTTCTAAACTTTTAGATGGTCCAACTATAATTATTTTTTTATTTTTAATATAATTAGAAAAATTTATTTTATTTCTTGTAAAATCTTGCATAACTTTCTCCTTATTAATTCTATTTCATCATAATAAATATTATCAATTTTTTTTAATACTTTTCTAGTATTAAGAAAATTTAAATTAATTTGCTCTTTTATAATTTTAATAATATTTTCATCAGCTAATTTGCTAATATGTATTCCTAAATCTTTAAATGTTTTTAAATGTCCATAACCTCTGCCATCCTCAGCAATTAAAAAAGTCGGTTTTCTATTTCTTAAAAACCATAAATGGGCATGTAATCTAAAGCCAATATGCATATCTATTGTTTTATAAAAATCTAAATTTTTAGAATTGCAAGATAAATCAATATATTTCTTATTATTAATCATATATTGATGAGTACAAATATAAACTTTACATTTAAATATCTTTTCTATTTTATTTTTTAAAATCATACAATAATTATAATAATTTACATTATGCGGTAATGAAATTGCAATTTTATTTAATTTGTTGAAATTTAAATCATTTTTTATTTGCAATATATCATATAAAGCTAAATCGCCAGACAAATTACATTTTATATTATTATTTTCAAGTAATTTTTGTGTATAAATATCTCTTGCACTCAAATAATTTAATTCATTATTGACAATATATTTTAATAATGTTTCTTCATGTGAATTAATTTTTAATTTAGTTTGTTTTATAAATCCAGGATAAATGCACCAACTAGCACCAATTACAAAAATAGGTATCTTATTAATTATTGCTTTTTCAATATATTTTAATCGAATATTAAAATTTTCTTGTCCTTTAATACTTATACGAAAAGCTGGTACAAAAAGAATATTATACTCTTTTATATTTGTCTCATTAAAAGTTTTTTCTTTGTTTTTTGTTGACTTTGCAATAGATATTATTTTATATTCTTCTTTTTTAAGAGTAATTAATTTTATTAAAGATTTTACTATTAAATCATCACCTGAATTTTTAGTTCCATTTTCCGCAAATGGACTCAAAATTAAACATTTTTTCATTAATCTATCTCTCCAAAATCATAATAATTAAAATTAAAATATAAAGAATCAAAAAAAGATCCATCAAAAAATTTTCTTGCTGGTAATATTGTATTATAACCATTATATTTTTTAATCATTTTTTCCCAAAATGCTAAATTAGGGTTACATTTATAACATTCTCCATAAATATTTTGTAACCTCATATTGTTAAAAGCTTCATTTAAAATAAGCTTTAAAGCTTTCGAACCATAGCCTAATCCTATATATTTAGATGATATTAATAATCCAACTTCAGCTATGCCATTTTCCCATTCGATCTTATCTAATCCACAATAGCCAATAAAAGTATCAAGATTTATATTTTTTTCTCCTTCAGCTTCTTCTTTGAAAATTCCAAAATATCTTGAATTTGAATTCCTATTATTAACTACATCATCAAAGAATTTTTTTTGCATATGATAAGTTAATAAATATGATGTTCTAAATATTCCATTTTTTACAATTTCATTTCGTCCTTTTCTTATTGTTTCCAAATTTTCAAAACTTAAAACATCTAAATAAATATTATTTTCCATATTCTCTCCTTATCTTTAATATTTTAATAATATCTTCGACTCTTTTAAAATCTTCTAAAGTATCAACACTCCATTTATAATCAAAATTAAAAACGGAATGAACTTCACAAATTTTAAATTGTTTAGAATTATTTTTTATAAATGTTGTTACATGTTCCCTATCTTCTTTAGTCTTCGCAATACTATTTATATATTCTAAAGTTGAAGACTTCATAACTTCAACATCTAATCCACTAGGGAAGCTATAAGCTCCCCTATTATGTGTATAATCAGCATTGTTTAATAAATGCTTCTGTATAACTTCATCAATGACTTTAGGATAAAAAGCTAACATTGGACAATCAGAGGTTATTCTAACGATATTATTTATATTTTCTTTAGTAGTTTTATTTATATACTTAAATGCTTCATAATATCTAGTTAATACATCTTCTTCCTTTGCTTTACTAGCATAGCAAAAGCATTTATCAAAAAATAAATCAAAAAATACTTTTTTATCACAATCAGGAAATATTAATCCTGTAAAATGATTTAATTTACTAGCTTTTGCGGCTTCTATTGTATAAGCAGTCATTAATTCGCCAGCCATTTTTTTTATACATTTATTTGGAAGTCTTGTACTTTTCATTCTTGCTTGAATTAATGTTATTATCATTTTTATTACCCCATTATATTTTGACAATTAGGACATTGATCTACAACTCGCCAATGCTTGCTTTTTTCGTCCTGAATTTTAGTTGTACTTAAACATTTGCTACAAAATTGTTTTCTACATTTTGAGCAAACATTTATTTTTTCATATTTTCTAAAAACATGATTACATCTTTTACCGTCGCATTTTTCAGGTTCTTTAGTCATCTATAACACTTCCTTTAATTCTTCTGAAGTTCTAGCAAATTTTCCAGCATCCAAACCAGTTGAATCTTTTAGTTTATAATGCCATTCAATAATTTTTGGATCATATTTATAAAATAAATCAAAATTATCTGTATGATCTGAGATATTATCATGTCTTTGCATTTTTAATTTTTCATAATCTGAGATTTCAGCCGGATATTTACTAATACACCAAAGTTGCTCCATATTTTGTCTAGGAGCTGAAAAACCTCCTAAACCTTCTATATTCTTTACTTCATGTTGAATTCCTAATAAATTTGATTTTGAAACATATACGGGTACATGTTCAGGTACAAGATTAATTAAATAATCTAAATGTCTTCTATTTGGAATTTTTACAAAAGGAACATCAAATAATAGTAAATATTCTAATGAATCTCGATCAAAAACGGATGAAGTAGTTTTATATCCTAATTGATCACCATAATAATAAGCATATTCAAAAGATTCTCTAGTTAAAGGTTTATTAGCTCCACAAACATCAAATAGCTGCCATTTGACTATTATTTCATGCTTTTTAGTATCAACTTTTTTCAATTCATCATACATTCTTTTAATATATTTTGATTCATTTTTACATGTATTTCCACTGCCAAAGTCTAAAATTATTTGACTCAATATAATCACTCCTTTTATTTTTCAAATTTTCCATGAACTCCTCTTTCTTTTCTATTATTAGTTCTAGCTCTTAAAGCTGTTATAGCTGCTTTCAAACCATCTATTGCAATATCATTTTCTTTACATTTAAAATCTGAACTTTGAAAATGTTCTATCATATCAATGCAAACAGCTATCATGTCAGGTAAAAAGATTCCGTTTAAATCAACTTCATTGACAGGTCCACATTGAAAATGTATTCCTACTAAAATATCATGATTATCTTTATTTTTAATTAAATAATTGTGTGGAGCATTATTTAATACTTCATCATGTAATATATAAGTGTGATCTTCAGTTAATAACTCTTTACCTAAATCATTTAAAGAAACCTTTGACAAATTACCATTAATTTTCTTATAAAATCTAAAAGCTTCTTTAGGACTCCATGAAATATAATCATCTTCATATTTTACCGCATATCCTTCACTATCTTGAGGTATAGATGATATAAACTTATTATCACCATATTTCATTCTTTGATAGTCTCCATAAGTCATTTGAATTGCATATATTTCTTTAGTTCCAAAATATTTTTCCCATTCATTGTCATAATTTTTCTTATTTTCCATAATTTAAAAATCTCCTTTTTTATTATTTTAGATTTCTTTCTTCAAAGAAACTATTTAAAAATTTTTCTAATTTTATTAATTTGTTTAAATTACCTTGCATAAATTCTACTGTTATGTTTATTACATTAATAAATAAAGTTTTTGAATAACTATTATATGTATATTTTTCGCCTTTTTTATTCATTAAAATAATTTCATAATCTTTAATCTTATTAAATAAATGCGAAAAACCCACATTTTCGTTAATTTCAAAAATATCATATTGTAGATTTTTATCAATTAAAAAATTATGCAATTCTTCTTTTAAAAGATATTCTCTTATTCTTCTATCACTAGGTTTGGTCATTTATTTCATTTCCTTTCATCTTCAAACAAAGCATTTAAGCCTCTTTTAATAGATTCAACTAAATCA